TTCTCTGACGCGGTCTGCTAGTACAAGTGCCATGATGTTTTACGTAGTTATGGGGGTCCACACCGTAGTGTTGGTGACCAAGCCTTCCCAAAGGCTACCTGTACTGCCGTCAGCAAAACAACCCTCAGCAAACGCCAGCGTTGCAAAGGGGGCAAATTCAAACGCCTCAACTTTGGCGGTCTCAATGGACTGCCAGCTAGGAGTCTGGGTTGTGTTGACAGCCGACCAAGTGGTCATTGGACCCCCTTATGAAATGCGAATGATTGCGGATGTGTTCGATGGGTCTGGGAACTGTACCGTGAACGTGGTGGTGGAAGCCTTATCAGAGCCAAAATCCAACACACAAACCGTTGGGTTTGTTGAACCGTCGTACTTGTAGATCAAAGCACCGCGAGCAGTGAAGCTGCTAGTCCAAGATACGTTGCTGAACGACAGGTATGCCGTTGTGCCAGTACCAGAACCAACTGTTGGAACTTGACTTATCGTGAGCGTTTGCCCGCCAGCAGTGTAGCCAGAACCAGACACCTCACCATCCGACGTATACGCCGCGGTCGTAGCATCCAGAGTAGCGGCATTGGTGTACAAGGCGATCTTGTACACATCACTTGTTCCGGTGTTGAAGTTGAACGTTCCATCAAGAATGCCCACCTTAAACGTGTTGGTTGTCCAGTTGCCGGTAAAGGCCATCATGCCACCCCATTATTCTGCGGCAGAGGCGCAACGCGCGCCTGACCACTGCGGTACGCATCGCTACGCTCCAGACCATCACCCAGACGCTTGGCCAACGCAAGTGCTTCTTTGTACTTGGTGTCGTACAGACCAATGATGTCAGCCTCACCCTTCATGTAGGTGTAAGCCTCAACCAACGAACCATACAGCAGCACGCTGTCAAAGTTGTCGCCCAACCACGATGTACCAGATGCCGATGTTGTGATCGACGTTGGGTAATAGTAGTAGTGCAGCTCCATGCTGTAGGCAACATCTGGCGTGGGGCCAAGGATGAATGTCAGCTCAGTTTCATCTGAACTGGCCGGGCCAAACAACGCGTAGTACTTGGGGGCACCGGTAGATGTGGGCGTTGGATACGCCTCACGGATGAAGTTCACGTCCTTGTTCAACAGGTACGTATACGCGCCTGTGACTGGGTCAATGACTGCAATTGAGTACGTCGCTAAGAAGTCCAATGGGCATGACACATACTTGTTTGAAGCTGTTGTTACACCCGTTACGTTCTTTCGCAACGAAGGGAACTGCACTGAGTTGTAGATGCGTTGTTCCGCCTGCGTGATGAAGTTGTTGATCTGTGTCGTTGAAGACACAACAGTTCCATCGGCAAGCGTAGTCGCCGGAAAAGTATTTTCCGTGTACGTCTCAATCGCAGATACAAGTTCAGCGTAGTTCATATCAGGCCATCGGTCCGCGTGCGGTCACGCCTTTGGTTGCTGCGCCATTGCCACGGGTTTTGATACCTGTACTCTTTGGCTCGCGTGTAATGTTTCCAACACTCACGCGACGTGCTGGCATACCACCGGGGGTAGACTGATCAGCAGACATGGTGTTGGGGTCGGTTTTGTACAGAACGCCGGAGTCGATAGGACCACCAGACATTGTGTGCGGCTCTGCATAGACACTGGCGGGGCCAATCTCTTTGCCTTTTACCTTCATGCTAAATTTGGCCATATTAGCCTCCGCGTTGGTTGTTTGCGCGAGCCATGTTGCGGCCAACGGCACGCATTGCTTTACCAGACACACCGCCCTTTTTCAACTTGGTCATAGGCTTGCCGGGGTGCATGTTTTTCTCATGCTTGCCCACGGCAGATTTGATCATCTTTTTGTCTTGGGCTAAGTCTTTCTTGTCCATGTGGGACTCCTTACGTCGTTACTACTGTTACTGTACCAAGACTTACGGTCAAAGCCAAGTTGTTTGGCGTTAAACCTGCATCATTGGCTCTTGACCCACCAACCGGGTTCCACCCCCATTGGAAGATTCGGCTACCACCACCTAACTCACCATCGGCCAACAAACCAGAAATCTGGTAGCTACGGTCAGGACGGGGGTTACGGATACCTTGTGGGTCATCCACAGGGTACATGCCAAGCTGCAACTGAGGTTGATCGGGGTCCCAACATGGGCCACATACCAACAACTCGTAGTTCTTGGTCTTCACAACCTCGCGTTTCAGCTTTGTGAGTTTGAAACGAAATCCGCAGCGGTCGCACTCAGCAATCGCATTCTTGCCGGATGCAAACCGATTACCCATTAGGTACCACCAATAAACTGCTGACGTGGGACAAAACGCAGTGCCGCACGTTCTTGGTCTTCATCAGCGGCAGTTTTCCATGCCTCGTCGTACTGCTGCTTCAACACCACCAGACGGTCCATACCGCCGGGTACTTTCATAGCAATGTAGTACGCCAAGCCAGCCACCATACAAGGCACAAAGCGGAACGGCACGTCCTGCACGTTGACGCCGTCACCAGCGTCCATCACGCGGCGCATACGCCAGTACACAAACTGATATGGCTGTGAGCCATCAGGTGTGGGCCACACAGTTATGGATGGGAGCTGCGACCAGTATGTGGTTGCTCCAGCGGTGTGTGCTGCTGCGGTGGAGTTGTTTTGGCCACGGAAGCAGTTGTACAGAGTGTTGCCCGTGATGTAGCCGTACTGGATGTACTCGGAGTCAATCTTGATGAAACCGGTTGCCGATAGTCCAGTTGCGTTGGTAAGAACAATCGTGGTATCTGACGCTGTGATTGTTGTTGCAAGTGTGGCTCCAGATGGTGAACTCTGTCCGTCCAAACGCTGCACCCACACCTGAATAGGGCGCGCTTGCTGCAACTTGTTTGGAAGTGTGGCGTAAGTAGAAACACTAATACGGGTGATCGTCAAGTCGGCTTGCGTCGCAGCAACGTTCGCTTGTGTGCGAATCACTTGCTCCAACAGGTCAACTGTATCCAATGGCAACGCGTATGTACTCTGGCCTTGCACGAGGTTGATCGTGCCCTGCTCAAATGTCCACATGTTCACGCCACGGTTAGCCCATTCTGCAAACAGAAGGTTCAGACTTCGACGCGCAGTACGCAGGTCGTATCCCGTGCGCAACTCCGAACCGGCGCGTTCAAACGCTTCCTCGACCACTTCTGAGAGGTCGAGGTTAAATCCAGTGCTACCGGACGTGTAGGCCATGATTACTTGGCTTTCTTAGCCTTGGCAGGCTTTTCTTCGGCGTCAACTACTTCTTCGACTACAGGAGCGGGTTCAGCAACCACAACGGGGGCTAGCTTAACCTTTGCTAACAAAGCTGCAACATCTTCAGATGGGCTACCGTGGGATGCAGTCTGAACGTCAGACAGGTACTGCAACGCAGTCACAATTAACGCGTCTTCTTCGAGGGTGAGTGTGAACTGGGACATGTTATTCCTTATCTAAAATTTGCTGTTTTCTTTGCGATGGTTTTGGGTTGGGCTACGAATTGTTTCCCGGCTTTTTTGCCAGCACGTTTCGCACGTGTTGTTGCAGCGTACTCAGCAGGGCTGAGACTTTTAATTGCAGCTTCCGGAAGGTATCGTTCACCTGTTTTGCTAGACGGTTTTCCACTTTTGGTTCTCCATTTCTGGTCGCCCCAATCCTTCAGGGATTTTTGCGGCGCTTTCATTCTAGCCCTTGTACCCACCGCCAGCAGCCTTGTATTTCTTGGCTACCAACTGAGCTTTACGTGCAGACCATTGACCTGCGCCAGTGCCGTGAGTTGCCGCGGCTTTCACCTGAGCCACAATCCTCTTACGAAGAGAGGGCTTGGTGTAGTTACCAGCAGCGTTGACCTTCCCACCCTCAGCGTACTGAGTGAAGTCAGTGTTGTCCCGACGAGCGGTTTCCTTACCCTTGGGCATCTTAGAGGGGGCGATTGCCCCCATGCCACGGCTCGGCATCATCAGTACATCTTCCCGCGGGTTTTACCCTTGGTGCAGCAACCGTCTGCGCGTGAAGAAGCTGTGCCGCCTTTGGCCATATTCTTCCTTGCATCTTCGTAGGCTTTATCAACCTTGTTCTGCATGGTAGATTCTGCTTGGGACTCACGAGCACGGTCGCTTGATGTCTTTTGAACACCACGAGACTCACGCTTCATTTCAGCAGCGGATTCACGAGCTTCAGCTTCACGCTTCTCTCGTGCGCTTTTGATCATTTCGCTTCCACCAGCGCCACCAGCAGCGACCAAAGCGGCGGGACCACCCACCTTACTAATCGTTTCAAAGGCACTTGGGCTGCGATACCCACCACCGCCAGAGCCACGGCCTCCGCCTTCTAGCTCTATGTAGTCTAGACCACGAACATATTTACCCATGATGGGCTCCTTAAATTAGCAGGCTTTGCCGCCAGATTTCATGCCCTTGTTACCGGCCATGACGATCTGCTTGCCTTTGGTCTTACCCTTGGAGGCAATACCATCTTTGCTTGGGGCGGCGGTTGGAACTTTGCCCATACCAGTCATACCACCAGTAGCCATCTTCTTTGCTCCGGCTTTTTTCTTAGCCATCATCGCCATAAATCCGGGGTTCATTTTTGTAGCCATAGGGCCTCCATTTTTAAAAAGTGCCGTGTCACCATGATCGGTTTTCGGCTTGTTGACTTCCTGTCGATCAGCACGGGTCTTTGGTGCCCCCGAACCAAACTTCATACCCTTACTCTTGCTGCTGAATTCTTCAGCCACATTTTTAGGGATACCGGCCTTCTTAGCAAAAGCTGGGTTGTGTGCAGCAGCGTCCATAAAACGCTTTTGTTTTTCACTCACCGCTGGCATCTTTTTTTCCTTTGCGGCCAAACAGACCTTGAACCGTATCAGTTTCCCAGATACGAATTCCCACCCAGACGATACTGAGCAAGGCTGAGATAGATGGCAGCATTTCGGTCAATGTCCCAACAACCGTGACGAGCGAGAGCCCGTCAATGAATTGTTTAGCGGTTTCGTGGTTAGTAGTCATTTCAGCAGTTCCATGCCCGTAGGCTCTTGTTGATACGGCTGTTTGGGTCTTTCGCGGTTTTCGCGGAAGTCAACTTCTTCTTCATCCCAGTCATTCTGGCGCAAAAAGAGTCTCGACGGCTTCCCCCTTCGGGCTGAGGCGGTTTCAAGTTCATCCCCTGCTTTTTCGCAGAGGCCCGCCCCTTGGCGTTCAAGCCGCCCTTGGGGTTCTTTCCTTCCTTGCGTGTCCATGCGGGTGATTTTGCCATTATTCAGCTCCTGTGCAAACATGTTCTTCAGAATGGTACTGCTCGGCTGTGGCTGGTTCATCCCAATCTGTACCTTCTTCATTTAGTACTTGCCAGTGCTTGCCGCACTTGTTGCAGGTAATATGAGCAATGTTTTGGTCAAAGTTTTCCATTAGCCTGCATCCACATGAGCGTCTAGGTTGAAGATGCCTTGCAGCGTTGCACCGTTGGTATAGACCACACGAGCGTAGCGATAAGACAGGTGGGTTGTAATGACAGACAGGGTGTTTGCAGTCACGGAAGCACTCACAGCATCGCGCCAGTTTGTACCATCCTTGCTGATCTGAATCTTAAATCCGTTGGCCGCGCTTGGTTGGTCAGAAAATGCCAGAGCCGTGATGGTCTGGTAGATGTTCATCGTGTCGCCAAAATCTAACGTTGGGCCTGTTTGTACGCCGCCTGCGCCAATAGTTGTTACTGATAATTGGTACTGGAGGTTGACTGGGTAGGAGTACGGGTTTGACAACGCACCGCCGTTGTACGTTATCAACGTAGACAAACGGAAGTTGGTCTGCGCCGTTGCGCCGTTCACAAAACGCAAACGGTAGTAGCGTGTCGAAAGCGGCACAGAAAACTGTTGCCAGTTGGCGTTTGATGGGATTGCCACAGCCAAGGCTTGATACCACACTGTAGGTGCGGTAGATGACGTTTCAGTACCAAGGTCAAGGTACAACTGGCCCGGCACCAAACCTGCGGTGTGTGATACGCCAATAACAAGTTGTGCGTTGTAAACAGATAAGCTGGTTGTAGAGGATGCTACGTTTACCGCTGTTTGAGTGAACGTAGCACTGGAACCCAAGTTGGTACTTGAAACCAACGCATATACGTTATTGCTAAGAGGGTTAAATCCACCACCAGCAATACTTACGTTTCCGCCGTTTATCACTACTGGTACAGAGGCAGCGTTTGCACCGTTTTGCTGAACTTCTACACGCTCACGCAGGTATTCATAGATGCGAACAAATGAGATTCGTGCGTCTGTGCGACGAATAACTGCGCCACCTGTGTTTGTCAACGAAATTGGCGCAGGCAGAGTTGTGCCAGTCAAAGGCTCCAACGTCAACGTGCTTGTTATTTGGTCAACAACTTTGTAAGCGCCATCAAAGCCAAGGTCTGCACCTGTTGATCGGTTACGTAAACCATAGACGTTGACGTAATCACCAATTGTCAAACCCCACGATGCACTACCAATTAGCGTGAGTTGTGTTGATGTGCTAGATGCTTGGGCTGCAACAGTTGTTTGAGTGAATTGAATACCCAAAGAGCCTTGTTGACGAGAGACAAAGCCGCCAGCAGATGTGGCAGTAACAGCACCAGCAATGGTTACCGTGAATGTTGTACTTGTGGGTACAGATGAAACAAAAACTCCAGATACAACGTTTGGAAAGTTTACAGTATCACCAATACCATAAATGTTAATGACGTCACCAGTTGTTAGGCCGTGTTCTGTTTCTGTGGTGATGGTTGCTGTGGTTGTGCCAGACTTTGCCGCAGACACAATTTTTCCAACTGGAACTGGCAACGAGTCATTGTTTGTAAAACGAAAACGAAGCGTGTAGTCTTTTGTTGGATCAGGAATAACCTGTGTACGCAACTGACGTGACGAAGGAACAACTGTTGATGCATCAACTGCAACATCAAGTGTTTGAGCCATGTCCGACTTCAGAATAAAACGATACTCTGTAGTTGGTAAAAATGAGTATGTGTAGGCTGATGCAATTGCTTGCACGGAGGCGGTTGACCCCGATGTTAAAGAATGGTTTCCGTTTGCCGTGCCAGAAGGAAGC